CATTTACTATGGTATTGTCACTTGATACAGAAGATAAGCTACCAGTATTAAATACAGAATCATCCCAAATGATATGAAGACGAGGAACGTAGATCGTATTACTATCGGTTCCAAAAAACTTTAAGCTACGTATAGTATCATAAGATGATTCAACATTGTTACCAAACTTCAAAATAAATCCATCATTTTCAAATCTACCAGAACCAGTTGTCCATTTATTGACTATGGAAGTAACGTTCATGTATATGTCAGATGATTCAAATGAGAATGATTGTGTGCATTCTAAATCTGCATAGTTCCACCAAGTTCCACCACCTTGATTTGTAAAGTATGATGAGGTTACACTGGCATTTATGTTACCAAAAATAAGAGATGATGTTACCCAAGTTTCAGAAATTTCATCCCAAGTCAATTGAGAAGAAATAGGAGGTATTTCCCATTCTACCCCCGTAGTTTTTGATGTTCTATATTTCCACGATACACCATCCGTAGTTATCGGTTTGTTAAAGTATTTACCAGTTCCATTTGTCCAAGATGAACTTAAAGGGTAGGCATAAACAAGATATTCTTGTGGTATCTCTCTAGATTCTGCGGTTCTAAGAGAAAGGTAATACGATGCATTAGAAGATATTCTACCAGCATTAATATCGGATTCAATTCCAGAAACATCAAACTTCATCAAGATTCTACTGTTGTATCTCGATGAAGAATTTGGAGATTCGTGTGATAATTCAAGAACCGGATCAATTCCAGTGTTCAGTGATTCGGTCTTTTCGTATATCGTTGCATCTCTTTGTGCGTAAATTGTTCTTATCATCCGAATGCCCTCACTCTACCTAATATATCGTTATCTGGGAATCTTATTTCAAAGATCGATGGGTCTAATGATGGAAATATGATTCCATTCTTAGTTGCCTGATTTAAATCGTATGCATGACGTGAATAACCAAGTGTAGTGTCATAATAGTTTTGAAACCTAACATCTACAACAGTCTGAACACCTTCAACCTTATCAAGTTCTGTATAGATATTACTGATAACGATGGGTTGGTTTATTTGCCACTTCTTTATGTCAAAGTATTTCTTCAACCTGTCAATACATCGTAGTATTACTTGATTTCCATTTTGATCTGGTAGGGTTATGATGTCAAACTCTATACCAATGTTTATGATATATGCGTCTTTTATGTTTACCGCATCCGTCAATATTCTATGGTGATTCAAGTATGTTTTCAGATTTTCTTTTGTTGCATCATTTATAGTTGTCAACTTACCATTACCATCATATCCCAAGACATAAAAATTCAATGCTAGGTCATTTTGTAATCTATCAGAATTAAAAACAGATTCTTCTGTAAGTTGTGTGTCTTTGGTTATGTATGCCTTTGCAATCGATCCATACTTTTGTGGCATACTGTATGCACGAATGATGTAGTCTTCTTTTGTTACAGCACGATTTTGAGCTGCAAAAGACGCCAATGCATTTTGACGAATCTCATTTAGTTCTTCTTGTGACTTTCCACCACTGGCAGGTTCTGGATTTGTTGCAGCCAAACTACCTATCACTTGTGAATACAATTCGCTATCTAATCCCGTTTCATCTAAAAGTATTGTTCTAGACACAATTCTATTCACGGTATCACTTGGAACGTTATCTTCTACACCACCACCAATAGTGTAGTATATTGTTATATCAGTATTGTTGGGTGCAAGACCATAAGTTTTGGTGTATAAGAAATTTGAAGGATCAATATCTAACGATGCTGCAGACTCTATTCCAGTCAATGCAGAACCAACTAAGTCTGGATTTGGTATCAAAATTTCATCGTCTAATTCAGATACACCTGCACCAAATTGTATCTCTATAACATTATCCGCAGTTTGTCTTGTAACAAATCTACGAGATATTTTTCTTAACTTTAACAGGTATGGGGTTTCTGCTCTGTTTGAACTAAGTGTTCTATCATTTCTTGATATGTTTGGCGTTGGTTCAAATATCGTGTCTTGTGCCAAGTAAGGAACATTATACCACTTATTACCATCAGAGTCAATTCCATACAAAATTTCAATAATGTTGTTATCTGTTAATTCAACCTTATCATATGGTTTTGGGTCTGTGAATGAATATGTTACAGAATTTATCCGACCAGATATGCAATTTACAGACTTCTTGAGTAACCAAAACGTTACTTCATTTGTTAAATCATCTATTTCATATGGAGTAATTTCCGTTGGATCAATACTACTACTAAAAGAAAAGTCTAGATAATCTGTTGTTCTAAAACTACGTGTATTACCACCAACAACGGCATCTACCACCATACCTGGTTCTATTGCAAACGCATAGTCAAAGTCTGGAACTATATCACTTCCTACTGTCTTTGATGGAACTAATTGGAAAACGTCCAACTTAACAGAAGAAGCTATACTGTTTTTTGGTTTGTAACCGAGAGATTGTGCAATGTTCAAGATGTTTTGACGTTCTGATGCTTGTAGTATGAATGTCTCTTGTAAACTTACGTCCGTGTAATAAGAAAGCACGTCTCCAACATATGCCGCCATTTCAAGAAACATCATACCAGGAGATGTTTCATTAAAATCTTGGTAAGTATTTGGAAAGTAGTTCTTGGTAAAATCTATGAGATTCTGCTTCAATGAGGCAAAATCCCTTGATAAGTAACGTATGTCTTTCTTTATTAAATCAGCCATTGTAAACTGCCTCTTCTATGGTCAAACTTCCAGTATCTGATATAAATATCTGGATAGGCAAATATATGTTGGTTCCAGTGATCTTTACAATCAGTCTTATTGTTACCGCATGATATGGATCATCTGCAACTAAGTTATCTTCAACGTTGACATTTACGTCAAGTTCCGTTATAGTCAAATATGGCATCCAAGTAGATATAGCGTTACTAATTTCATTTCGTATAGATTCAACAAATTCACCCTCGGATGATATGTTTTCAAAAAGGATGTATCGAATCTCTGTTCCGAAATCAGGCAACATATACCGTTCACCTTTGGCAGTCAAAAGTAGGTTTTTAAGGTTAGAGTAAACTTGAACTCTGTTGGTATAACTCTGATTAAAGACACCATTTGGATTATTGAATGGAATAGTAACACCAACTGGTTTAGCACCAACTGTTGATATTGGGTCTATCTCATTTACTCTTACCTTTCTTCTATATCTAGCCAAGTATTATCTCCCCTTCTTTTCATTGATTTTTGCCATCAAAGCAGAATAGTCTCGTGTTAGTGCCTGATGAACTTCGGGGGTAACTTCATTTGGATCAATACCGTTTGGTGTTGCATCTATTCTGGTATCATCATACATAGAAGCAAATGAATTCAAAGAGTTTGTATCAAATCTCATCTCTCGGTATTCACCATAATCTTCATCCATAGCAGCTTGCATAGACCTACGAGTTTCATTCAGTAAATCCTGAATGCTATTCATTTCACCAGAAGGTATGGATTTCTTTTTTTGTGGAACTTTCTTTTTTGTTGTTTGTTCATACAAAGAAGCTCCGTGATTAATTGCCTTAATGTCTTCATGTTTAGAAGATCGTTTTGATTCGTTCATTTTCTTATCAAGAGCATATTCTATTTCTTCTCTTATGATAGAACGAATCTGTTTTAGAAATTTAGATGTATCCATATTTTCACCTACGTAATTTTTTCAAGTATATTGGATAATGTATTGTTTATGTTCTTATCTTTGTTCTTTGCACGTTGTATGTATGATGACATAGTGGTTGTTTGATTATAGAGACCATTTAACCCTCTTTGTTTTCTGTTGGAATTTCCAACAATTTTACCTAAAACAATAAAGTCTTTCTTTCCACAAAACCTAGAAATAGATTGCGTCTTTACGGACATTTGAGTTCCATTTCTATCGTTTGCTCCGCTGGTATTTCCACCTATCGTAATCATATTACCAGAAGAGTCTATAAATGCACAAGTTTCTACGTGGGTGGATGTTCCAACAGAAACTGTTGCCATTTCCCATCCTTGTTTCAATAAATAGTTTAGAAGATTTTTTCCGGCTACTGTAAGTTCACCTTTTACCTTGAAATGGTATCCAGGGACAAATACAGCAGCTACACCATTTGGATCAAACTTTTCTTGTTTGTTGGGTAACCAAAAATTTTTCAGATTAAGTTTACCACTCTTTGGTGGTTGAATTCCACCCGTTGGTGTATTAATCAATCCCTTTTTAACTAGGTTTCTATGATAACCATCAACACCAACTGTGCCACCACCAACTGCGGATAGATTCGCTCTTTTCAAGATAAAATCTGTAAATACACCACACCAATATGGCTCATCTGCCCACGAAGGATTTTTACTATACAAACCAATTGTAGTTCCAGAGCCTTTGTTGTGAACCATTCTATCGTTGAGTATCATCATATGTTGCTCAGTGTTTTCTTCTGCAACATAAGGTATTTTACTGTTAAATACACCAACCTGTGGTATGTTCATTGATATTAGAACATCCCATATTGACTGTATTTGAATACCACTGGTAAGATTAGACCAACTTGCGTTAAAGTAATACTTAACATATCCTAATATAGAACTGACAGATAATTTCTTCTCATTTGCAGCTACACCACCACCTTTTGTTCCTTCAACTTTTCTGTATGCCCAATATGTTGGATCGTTTATTTTATTCTGAACAATGTTCGTTGTAACTCTTGTTCCCGTTGGTGTTGGTGTGCTTTTTATGGCGTTATCAATTTTAACATCTGACGTTACAGCCTGACTGTTATCAACATTTGTTGGTGCACTTTGTGGAGAGGTTGACGATTTATTTTTGGCATCTGTCTTATCGATAACCTCAGATTGATCTGCTTGTGTTTGTGATTCTTGATTCTCTACATTTTGTGTTTGTTCATTTTGAACAACATCCTCAGTTGGTTGAGATGTAACAACATCCACAAGATCGGTAAAATCATCCCTACGTTCATCCTCAACTATTGGAGTTACGTTATTTATAACAGGATCATTATTTGAAAGTATTCTTGGCATAGGTTAGCTACTTAAATCGGCTTGCGGAGTTTGTGGAACAAATGTTGGATCAAAATTTGGTCTTGCATCTCCAGACTGATTTCCACCACCTTCAGTGTATTTGGAACTTCCACTTTCTTTTCTCGAAGCGGCCGCTTGACTATCTTGATCAGAAGGTCCTTCTGGATTTTCATTTAAGAACACTAAGTTACTTGGTAACTCTTTCAGTCTCTGTTTTAAAGTTTTAAGTGTAACTTTGTTGTTGATAAAATCTGGTATGTTAATCGGTGGTCCTGAAGGTCCTACTCCTGTTGGATGCGTTTGTAGAGTAACATTTTCTAAGACCTTATCGAGTAAATCACAAAAATCAGATAACCACTCTAAAGTTCTATCTCCTAAAAGACAAGGCGATACTGCGTTTATTCCCAAGCTAATCTTGTTGCCTTCTATTTCAACAACCTGCTTACCATCAATAGAAATTGCTTTCTCAGAAGAAAGTCCTATACCTTCCTTTGAAAAAGCAATTAGTTCTTGTTTACGTGCATTGAAAATTATTCGGTCAGAGGCAATTAAAACTTGGTTACCACTGAAATTGTTCTTCTTAAAAAGGTCAACGCTTTTGTCTTTTATGGATGGGGTAAATGATGAAGCTGGTGTAAATCTAACTTCTTGTCCTGATGTCATCCATATCGAAGAATCATCCTCATCTGGATTTTCTAAGATGAATTCATTAAACTGTTTGTTTTTTGGATTTGTTCCGTTTGAAATTACAACTAACGGATTACCAGTTTCTCCCAAACCCTTTTTCCAATATGGGATATTGGGATAAGTTCTTCTGGTATCTATCGTTGAACCAAATCTAATAGATTGTCCCCATCTACCTTCAAAAATAATGTCACCAGAATATGGTTGTATAGGGTAGACATCTAATCTTTCTGGAAATGCCGGATCTATTGTTGTTGTTAGCTGAAACCTTGATGAAGATTTTCTAGTTACACCGTCCGATGCATTGTTTCTTGATGTCTGGTTTGACGGTGAAGTATCATCTAATATTTCAGATAATCCTGGCAATCCATTGTGGTGAACGGAACTTTGTATGGATACAGGATTTGTGTAGTAATATTCTTGACCAGTTCCCAACGCACTATTATATGCCGTTGGGGCTTTCATTAAAATTACAACTTCACCAGCTATTGGTATGTTCTTTACGTTTGCATCTAATGCACGGGCTTCTATGAATTCGGAAATGGCCTGTGAACCAAAGGCACCTAAGAGTCTGCATTTTATTGTGTAAAGACGTTCTTTACTTTTACCAGTAAAGTCAACATCTATAACTTCGGCCGGTACTAATTCATACTCGTTACCATTAATTATCGTCTTTTGTTGGTTCATTCAATGATCTCTCTTTTACTTCCAATGATTCTTGACTCTCGCCTATATCCTTAATTTGATTAAGCAAAGATTCTTTTTCTTCATCAGTCAAGAATGAACTACCTTCTTCATTCTTGTTAGAAACCATTCT